AGCAACTATGATAGTAGTAGGCGTTGTTGCTAGTTATGGAATGGTGATTCAAAAGTGGGTGGATTGGACAACAACTACTTTAGTGGATTTAGACAAAAGAACTGCTATAATGGAAGTTGAAATGAAACACACGAACGACATGGTCTCACAAAATCACGAGATGTTGAAAGTGCTGATGGAAAATATACAGAAGGTTAGCTATGGCGATCTCAAGAAGCCAACAGGCACGACAGACATCAACTGGACGGAGAAGTAAAGTGGCAAAGAGGCCCGGATTATACGCTAATATTCACGCTAAACGGAAACGTATCAAAGCGGGGAGTGGTGAGAAGATGAGAAAGCCGGGAAGCAAAGGTGCCCCATCGGCAAAAAACTTCAAGCAAGCTGCAAAGACTGCTAAGAAGAGGAAGAAGAAGTGATGTAATGTTTACGGCGTTTGTTCTTATGTGTGCGCAAAACATGTGTTTTGCAGTTGGAGGCCCTTCGTTTCCCACACGAGATCAATGCGTCGGAGACTTTATGCAGAACGGTGTGATATCGCTGCAGATGAAATATCCGGGGTACGAGATTATTGCAGTCGAGTGCCACGAGTGGAAAAAGAAAGTTGAGTCATGACGACATCTGGTTCAAGAGACTTTAACCTCGACGTTGCCGAGGTAATTGAAGAAGCCTACGAGCGTTGTGGCTTGGAGGTTCGCACAGGTTACGACGCTAAAACAGCGCGTCGATCATTAAATCTTATGTTTGCAGACTGGGCCAACCGGGGTTTAAACTTGTGGACCGTGAAGCAGGGTGTGCTTACCTTAACTGCGGGACAGGCGCAAGAAACGCTAACTGCGGATGTGGTTGATTTATTAGAAGTTGTTCTACGTAGAAACGGAACTGACTATGAACTAGACCGAATCAGTCGAGGCGATTACATGACGCTTCCTGACAAAACAACACAGGGTCGTCCAAGTCAGTTCTATTTTGACCGTCAGGTTGCGCCTGTAATTAATATCTGGGCGGTGCCGGAAAACTCTACCGATCAGTTGGTGTACTACTATGTTCAGCGCATTCAAGATGCGGACACACTAACAAACACTACCGACATGCCTTTCCGTTTTTATCCTTGCATGGTGGCAGGGCTAGCTTACTACATGGCTATGAAAAGAGCCCCTGATCGTATTCAGATTTTGAAATCTGTTTATGAGGAAGAGTTCCAACGTGCGGCAGACGAAGACGAGGGCCGGACTCCACTTAAATTGCAACCTAGCATATCGTATTTGAGGGTCTAATGGCATACGCAAGTGGCAAAGACGCATGGGGCATTTCAGACCGCTCGGGTTTTCGATATCGTCTACGCGATATGAAAAAAGAGTGGACCGGGGCTATGGTTGGTCCTGATGAGTATGAACCAAAGCACCCACAATTATTTCCTCCTCGTGTAGGACCAGATCCACAGGCGTTACGAGACGCTCGACCTGATCGTGTGGAACCAATTCAGGTATACGTAGGAGTTCCTTTGGTAGAGTTACCTAACAACGCAATGCCTCGATCAGTAGGCCAAGTTGGAACTGTAGGGGTATTAGCATCATGAGTTTTACGTACGCAGAACTAAAAACCGCGATTCAGGATTTTACAGAAAACAACGAGCCCTCGTTTGTTCGTAACATCCCTTTGTTCATTCGTCAGGCAGAAGAGCGTATACTAAAAAACGTGCAGTTAGATTTGTTTCGTCAAAACTCTACTGCTCAAGTAATTGGCAAGAACGAATACTTAGAGGTTCCATCTGACTTTTTGGCTCCGTTTTCACTTAGCTATACAACGGCTCCAAAATATCCGACAGGTGCTAGTTGGAATGAACAGAACCGTTCAAACTTAGCAGAAGCTATTTTTCAGACATCTGGGGGTGTGACAACTCCGATAGATTTTGTAGAGCTATTTGAGAATACACAGGCGTTTCCCGGTATTGCGTTAGGGTCTGTGGGTGGAAACGCTCAAGTAGTAGCGGCAGACTCAACAAAAATGAACAACTATGTGTTGGGAATAACAAGCAGCCTTACGGACGATGAAATTACATATATAGAAGATTACATGCTGCCATATATGGCTGCTAGACCTGAGATATACTCAGCTTTTTATGATGCGACAAAACCTGATTCAGACATAGCGTATCTTGATTTTAAAGATATAAGTTTTTTACGGGAGTATCAGGGAAACGAGGATACTACTGGCGATCCTAAATACTACGCTCAGTTTAACGAAGAGAACTTCATTCTTTCGCCCAAACCTCGTCTAAGTTTCCGTTGTCAGTTAAGTTATTTCTATCGTCCGATCAGTTTAACTGCCGGAGCCGAGAGCGGCACAACATGGCTCAGTAAGAACGCTGAGATGGCTATGCTCTATGGATCCTTGATCGAGGCGGGTGTATACATGAAAGAAGAGCCTGATATTATGCAGATGTACCAGTCACGGTTCCAAGAGTCGTTGATGGGTATTAAGATGCTAGGTGAGGCAAAACAAACCACCGATGAGTATCGTGTTGGTAAGGTAGTGAGACAGAAACAATGAACATGGAAGCTCCCCCATTTAAGATTATCACAACAGATAATAGGGGCCTAACTCCTGAAGAGTTAGCAGAGCAGTGTGCAGACAAGATCCTATACATTTCGGACGAAGCAACAGAGGAAGTTAAGGATCAGGCACGAGCGTATAGAAAAAACCTCGTATCTATGTTAACACACTTCATGAAAAGATCAGTTCGCAATGACCGCGTAACTGTGTATAATGCCATAATAGAAGCGGGTTACCCAGAACTTGCTGAGTATATAAGGAGACTTTAAATGGCTTTAACTTTGACTACGGCAATGTGTAGCTCCTTTAAAAAAGAGCTTTTATTTGGTGTACACGACTTCGCTGCCGCAGGCGATACTTTTAAGATTGGATTGTTTAAGGACGAGGCAGGCGCGACAGGTTCGTTTGGCGCAGGCACCGCAAACTACGCGGAGGTGGGTTCAGCAACAGCCGAGAACACAGGTTCGGGGTATTCTTCTACAGGAGAAAACCTAACCAGTGTTGATCCTACTCTTGATGGTACAACTGCGATTACAGATTTTAACGACGCTGAGTGGACAAGCTCCACAATTACTTCGTTTGGTGCGTTTATCTATAACAGCACACCTAATACAGGTTCCATTTCTGTAACAAACCCAATGGTTGCGATTCTGGCGTTTGGTGCCGATAAATCGTCATCAAGTGGTACGTTCCAAGTTGTGTTTCCAAACGCAGACCAAAACAACGCTATTATTCGGATCGCATAAATGCCAAAGGTTTTCGACAGGATAAAAGAAACGAGTACAACGACTGGTACTGGAGATTTTACTCTTGCCGGAGCCGAGAGTAGTTTTATTGCGTTTTCTGATGTGTTGGCGGTTGGCGAAGAAACGTACTACACGATCACCGCTGACAGTACACAATGGGAAGTAGGACTAGGGACGTACTCTGCAACTAACACACTGCGTAGAGATACCGTCTATTCCAGTTCTAACAACGGCGCAAAAGTAAATTTTTCTGCAGGGGACAAGGTTGTGTTTATAACGTTTCCTGCAGCACGAACAGTGACAGACCAACAGGCAGTAGCACTAGCGATAGCCTTGGGCTAGGAGAATACGATGGGTAAGAAGCTTGTTTTCGATTATACGTTTGATGCGTCTGCGGGAACGATAACAGTAAACGATATCTATGCTCAAAAACGTTGGCAGTTGATCACTAACCTGACTGACAATGTGGTGGTGTATCAGTTCAACGATCCGGCCTTTGGTTTTAGCGACGTATCGTTTGATTATGAGAATACCACCACAACGGTAACTCTCGCATATGATACAAGCTCTATGTCTGACACAGATCAGCTTCAGATTTTTATTGACGAGGGTTCTACCGATATAACCGTTAACGACAGGTTTATTGACCCTGTTTCTAAGATTCGTGTATCGAATCCTGAAAACCTGATTGACACTGACTTTGAATATGGTTTGCAGTCCACAAAATGGGAAACCTTAGAGCTTACAGCTAACATCCCGACGTTCTTTTCTCGGTCAGGGGACTTTTCACTTACAATCACGTCTATGGATGTGACAGCGGGTAGCGATGTTGTGGCCGTGGTTACTGAAGAAACTCACGGTTTGCAGCGCGGTTCTCCTTTGATTGTTCAAGGATCAGCGGACGTAGCAGCGGATGGCGGCTTTGTTGTTTCCGCTAAAATTGACGACAACACGTTTTTGTACAAGGCAAAAACTGTGTTTAGTGCAACTAGAAGTATTAAAGACACGTTCACCCAAGTTTTCCCGGGGGCTATTTACTCAGGTACGGAATTTAAACTGTCTAACATAGGCGGTATTACTACGGATGGTGCAACACCTACCAGTGAGCTTACTGTTAATACAGTAGATCCTACTAACTTTACGTTAGATACGAAGATGGCTCTAGCTAATTCTTTTGCAAAATCTACTCTAGAATTTTCAACCGATAACGTTTCTGCAGGAACGGTCTCTACAGTCACACAATCTTATGTGAGTGCTACTCCTACAGGTGAAACTGACGACTTCTTTTTGGGCGGTGTAAATCCATATATGCGGCTTCCTGATCCGCGAGACGCTTTTTACTTTAGAGAAGGTACTTCGGACATTACCATCGATACAGTAAACGACAGGATTATTTTTCCGTCGCCGCACGACTACAGTAGTTATCAAGCTTTGATATACGTCACTGACACTGCTTCAAATACTGCAATCGGAGGATTGAGTACATACAGAGCGTATTACATCTATGTGATCAACAGTACGACTATAGAGCTAAGAACAATACCTAATGCGAGTTCCACTTACAGAGTAAACCTAACAAGTGTCGGAAGTAATGGAGGAGTTACAAAGGCTCTTTTTTGGAGAGTTTTTGAAACTAGCTACTACTATGGTCGAAGCTACTACATGTTTAACTTCAGACAAAGCGTGTCTAGTATAACGGGAAGTTCGTCTTTTTCAGTTAGAATTAAAGTGATGAACTTTAACGGCTTCAATTATGGTGGGCATCAATACCTAAATGAGTCTGATGACATGTATGACTTTAACCGAGGTGTTGCCACCTATTGGTTGGCCCAGTATTGGTCTTCCAACAGCACATATGGCAGGCTCTTTTTTGGCTCTACTACTTCTAGTTATGTATCACAAAGAAATTATCTATCTGACTATGGGTATTTGGGTAGGTATCAAGACACTTTTAGACAAGCTAGCTTTTACTTACCTAATCATGGTTACACCAATGGGGAGGTTGTTACTGTAACGGCCCTCACAGGAATATTACCCCTAGGTATAACTGACGGAGGCAGCTACAAGGTAATCGTCGTAGACGATAACCGAGTAGGAATTTCTTCGGTTACGGGTAGTACGATATACTTTCGGAGTGCAGGTTCTGCCGATCTTGAGTACCAGTTCTCACAAACCACGGCTAGCTCAGACAGAGACACAATTGGGATTACAGGCACTTCTTTACAGAACGGGGATGCAGTTACGTACTCCAATGGCGGGGGGACGACTATCCCCGGGCTTACTGACGGCACCACTTACTATGTAGCGAACTTGGCTAGTGACCGTTTTATGCTTTCTACAACCCCTTCTGCTACAGCGTCAGGGGTCAGAGCAGAGGTTCCTAACCAAGGCTCCTCAACTTATGTATATTATCCAACTAACAGTATTAGAAATACTTCAACTACAGGATTCACAACAGGAGATGCAGTTCGGTATACCACTGCAAGTATACCTATTCTAGGTCTTGAAATTGGGGCTGTTTATTTTTTACGTGTTCTAAGTAGTACTGAGTTTAGTCTATACTACACCTCTGCGGATGCTGTCGCAGATACCAACCGAGTTCTAATATTCTATGTTGGAGGAAGTGGAGCAGCAACCTTTACTAAATACAATATCGTTGACATACAGGCCCCTGTTCCCACAGGAGAAACACAGTCACTTACTGCGGACTTTGTCGGAGCAGCAGATGGGAACTATGCGATCACTGGGTTGTCTGCGGATCAGTTGTCTTTTAATTTTCATGCCCCAAACCAGATATCCGCAAGGACGATTACTGTTGAAGGTGGTAAATCCTTAGTTGCTTCGTTAGACGCACTTCGAATTGTAGATCACGGTTTTATTACAGGGGATAGTTTAGATTATACTGAAACAGGGGTTTCAAATCTTAGTGGTCTGGTTAGTGGCACAACCTACTATGCGGTGGTTCGAAACAAAGATTTCTTGTCTTTTGCCGCTACTGAAGAAGATGCGGTACAGGGAACGATTCTTCCGTTGTCCGAGACGGGGGCAAGTTCTTCTCCTGTCACAGGTACTATAACATTACAGCCGACTTCTATTATTGGTGCCTTTAATGGTGGTGGTTTAATAACCTATACGGGCAGTAGTAACACTCTAACAGGTGAAGGAACATCGTTCACCTCGTATTTCAACAAAGGTGACACGTTTTTCATAAACCAAGTTGAAGACAAGAACACAGGTGACATAACAGGTTTTACTTCCACAACCTTGGTGGTTAGTACGGGTCACGGCTTAACAACTGGAGATCCAATCTTTTTTAGTTTAACTGATGATACGGGATCTTTTCCTATCGCCGGGATAGACGGAGACAACGTCTTTTTTGCTAGGTCTATAGATTCCACAACATTTGCCGTCCATTATACAGAGACAGATGCTAACGCAGGAACAAATACCGTTACTATTTCTAGCGCGGGAACAGACTGTCAGGTTAACGGCGTTAATGACGCGGGGGAATTAATTGAGCGTGTAATTGATTATGTTAATAGTGATGGTCAGATTACACTCACGGAAGATCTGCCTTCGACAGGACAGACTGACGTAAACTACCTTCAAAGAACAACTCTTTTGTTACGCCCTGATGGTTTTGCATTGCACCGTCCCTATGACGGTGGGGTGGAATTGATTCCACCCACAAACCCCGACAGTCAGATGATCCGTCAAACACGTAAGTATTTCCGTTATCAGTCTGGTAAAGGTATACAAGTTTCGTTTGCGGTTAACTTTAGCCCAACCTCTCAGATTGATACGTTTAGTAGAAACGGAAATGTCGGAACTATAAAAACACGTTTTCCACATCGATTGTCTACTGACTTAGCGGTAACTGTTACAGGTTCCACAAACCAAGACGATACGGTTGGTACACGAACATATGCTGTGACCGTTGTGACAGACGCACAAGGCAATAATAAGTTTTATATAGACGGTGACTATATTTCTTCTCTAGACTTGTTTGAAGGAAGAACATATCGTTTTGATATGTCCGACGCTTCAAATTCTGGGCACCCCTTACGGTTCTCTATAACAGAGGATGGTACTCACGGAGGTGGCATAGCTTATATAACAGGGGTCACGGATAATTACGCAACAAACGCGCCCGGGACAACGGGGTCGTACATTGAGATAACTGTAGCGAGTGCGGCACCTGATTTGTTCACATACTGTGAAAACCACTCGGGTATGGGTTTCTCTGCACCTACTCCAGTAGATCCTAACGGTAATACAAAAAATCTGTGGAACGGGTCTTTTGCAGTTCAGAGTGTCGTAGACGCATTTACCTTTACTGTTTCCTTAGACGGAACACCATCTGATGCACAGGCACAAGGTCTTGTTGAGTACTACGTAAATGAATGGAACAATAGTAGCTTGCGTTGTGGGTTGTTTGATGATCAAAACGGCCTATTCTTCGAGTATGATGGGCAGACTCTGTACTGTTGTAGAAAAAGCTCTATCCAACAGATTAGCGGCTATGCAAATCTAACCTTTAGGTCAGGTACTGTTACAGGGGTAGATACTAAGTTTTCTTCGCAGCTAGTAGTAGGGGACCTTATTGTTATTAAAGGTCAAACGCACAAAGTCACACGTATAGATAGTGATTCAGTGATGTACATTGCTCCTAGCTATCGCGGCGTTGACTCTAATAAAGTGGTGATTACTAAAACAAACATCACTCGGATACCTCAAAACGAGTGGAATTTAGATGTTTGCGATGGAACAGGTTATACTGGGTTTAATTTAGACATCCACAAAATCCAAATGGCGTATATCGACTATTCTTGGTACGGTGCGGGTAAAGTACGTTTTGGATTTAAAGACCAACACGGTGATGTTCGATATGTGCATAGTTTTGTGCACGGCAACTTCTTCACTGAAGCGTACATGCGGTCTGGTAACGTTCCGGCTCGATACGAAATTGAAAACATTGGGCAACCGACATATGTTCCTGCGTTAGCGCACTGGGGTACTTCGGTTATTATGGATGGTCGTTTTGACGCTGACAGAGCGTACCTCTTTAACGCATCTTCTAACAACGTTTCCGTTACGGGTGCTGCGACGAACAGTACAAATGCGCGTGTAGAGACTACTAACACATACGTTTATAGGATCAACGGAAATAACCGTGCGACTATTGGACATGCTCTTCTAGTTCAAACACCCGACGCAGTTTTAGGTTCGTATTCTGCCGGGACTGCGGTGTCAGGAGCGGGGCTTCCTGCCGGGACTACGTTAGCACTTCCTACGAGTACGAGTGTAAAACCCTATCAGCCTTATCTACCTTCTGTGGACACCTTTATAAATTACGGTTTCTTCCTATCTGATAGAGAAGACAGAACCTTGTTGGTCGTAGATAAACCACCCTTAACAACGTCTGGAAGTTTTAGTTCCTACACTCTTGGGACTGCGGGTGAATCAATTAACGTGACTAAAGAGTTGCCGTTGATCAGTATTCGATTGGCTCCTTCTGTGGATACAAGTGCCCCGGGGTTCTTAGGTGAGCGTGAAATTATCAACCGAATGCAGTTGATTCTTAATCAGGTGTCTGTGTTGTCTACACACGCATGTACCGTTCGTTTGGTCCTTAACGGGCAACTTTCCACGAATGCTTGGCAGCGTGTGACAAACCCAAGTTTGAGTCAGTTGATTTTGCACTCTAGTGCCGATATTATTTCAGGTGGTCTAAGCGTATACAACTTTGAGGCTTCTGGTGGAACCGGAACATCTGGTCGTACCCCTGTTTTGACGACAGAAGCACTGGGTGAGATTGCCACACTAGGTAATGCTATCTTAGGTGGAGACAATGTTTTCCCAGACGGCCCAGACGTTTTGACCGTGGTTGTCCAACTGAACGAAGACCCATCTACGGTTAGTGCATCAAACCCATTTACAGCATCAGGACGAATCAGTTGGTCTGAATCACAGGCGTAAAACATGTTAGGTAACGCGGCATTTTCTGAACAAGCTATTTCGACAGAGGGCCTGCCGTTTCCTAACGTGCGCGTAGATTTACCTACCCCTGCCGCGTTTGCTACCAGTGTAGGAAGTGTCGTTGTAAACGAGCTTCTTGTTACAGGCGTTACAGCATCGGCTATTTTGAGTTCTTCGTTTGGAGTAAACACCTTCGTTGTAAACGGTGTGTCTGCAACGGTTGAAGTAGGTGACGTGTTAGTACAAGAACTGAATATCTCAGGTGTTGAGGGGGTAGGTTTAGTCGGGCAAGTTCTTGTTTGGGGGGCACTGATTGATGTAGTAGATACTACATGGTCAACAATTGATCCAAATCGTGATACAAGCTATAGTAACATAACGCCAACCCCCGGCACAACATGGACTAATGTTGGAGGAATGAACTAATGACAACCTATTCTGCTATTGGTGGACTAGCTCTTATCGGAACAGGTGAAGAATCTGGTACGTGGGGTACAGTTACCAACTTAAACCTACGTGCTTTAGACCGTAGTGGTCACGGTTATACGACAATTGACCTGACATCTGAAGGTACAACGTATAATCTGGTTACTAACGACATCACTCAGTCCTCAGACCTAGATGCTAAAGGTCATTACAAAGGGTTGCGATTCACAAACGCTTCTGCGGACACAACGATTGTTGTTAAGTCTGGCAACGCTACGACAGAATTCACACAAACCAAAGTATACTTAGTCATAAATGCAACGGCACACAACTTGATCTTTGATCAGGATGATGTTGCATCTCAGATCACTATTGCTGCAGGCAAGTCCAAAATCATTTTTGCTGCAGGCGGCAGTCTTCATGACATGTCGTCTACACTAGAAATGGATTCTGTTAAGATTAACGGCGGGACAATTGTTTCTGACAATGCAACGATTAGTGGGGGTAGTATTACAAACATCACTGATTTAGCCGTTGCGGACGGTGGTACAGGAGCCAGTGATGCATCAGGAGCTCGTCTTAACCTTGGTCTTGTTATAGACCAAGATGTCATGGGTTTTTACAACAACTTAGATTTGTTGCGTAACGATAACACTAACATTCAGGTAGACAATAACGTCCTTGTCACAGATGCTACAGGCGATCTTCAATTAGAAACAGGAGACACCCTTATAGCTTCTATAGGGTTCGCCGGGACAATCTCGGATTATGATAAAGTTGTGGTAACGACAGACGGGACGGCAGAAGCAAGTAAAGCACTCGTTGTAGACGCGAACCGAGACATTGGTAACATCCGTAATATTGCGGCAGTTTCTTATGACGAGACATTTGTAGATAATGGAACTACTGCAGCTTTTGACCTTGCTGCAGGTAGCGTGTTCCTATACGAGCCTACAGCAAACGCAGTGACCGTTAGTTTTACAAACCTGCCCCAAGCGGCAGACACTTTCTGTAAAACATGGACAATGATTGTTAGACCTTCGAATGTTAACCCGGCGATTACATGGCCTACTAACGTTACGTGGACAAACGGCTACACACCTGCAGACCCAAGTACTAATGAAACAAAAATGTACACCTTTTTAGCAGTGCCTCCACAAGGCGGCGGGGTTCCTGAGATCTTCGGGTTCTTGGCGGGTGATAACTTCTATTAAAAGGTTCTTTGATGCCTAATTTAGCTAAACGGTTTGCTTCTAATACTGAGTTGTTTAACACGCCGATTCAGAATGAAACGGCGACTACTCCTTATGGTTCTGATTTTGTAGACGAAAGAAAATTTAATATTGATGAGTCTACGCTGACAGGGTCAATAAACAACTACGCGCCATATTATGGGTATAACGTAGACAAAGTAGCTATTCCCGCTGATATTGATGACGATGCAAACGTGCCTCGTATGAGCTATGATTACTACAAACACGCCAGACAAGGTTTTGTGTTTGATATGGTAGCTACAAAAGCACCTTTAATTCAGTACAGTAACTACTCCTCTTGGGACACTCCGGGGACTCCAAACACCAACAACCACAACGGTGGTTATTTTGATAACACAAACGTAGGATGGCATCGCCAACAAGGGTATCTGGTATCTGCCGCAAACTACACCACTGGTACAGATCCTGACACAGACCCGGGTGTATCTACTATGCGAGTTATGGTGTACGGCGTTCCGTTTTTAGCAGATGTGAAAAACTCTGATAATCAGTCTATTTACGACGCGGATACTCTTGGGTTTAATTTCTTAGCTCCTACAGACACATATGCAGGAACCCCCGGAAGCAACCGTGCGGAAGAGATTGCCACAAACTACCTTGTGACCAACACTCCTTCTTCTCCTGCTACTTTTGGTGGCAGTACACTTCTACTGGATGTTACGGACACAGACCCTGAGTACTTTAGGTACTATAACGGCTCGGGTGTAGATAGACGCGTAACGGACGTTCAGTTTGTACGATGGGGGGTTACGAACACGGTTAACAGTGTTCCTGCTCACATTGATGTACAACATGGGCCTACAGTTACTCGATTTGATACAGGTTGGGAATCATTTACTGTTCCTGCAGGAGGGTTAGATAGAACATACACTAGACTTGCCAGTGTAGGCACCACATTAGGTTCGAGTAAAACTCATTTCGATCTTTCGGCTGTTACAGGAAGAACTTACCAAGCTAGTTCCGTTGCATCCTTCGAGTGGGCAGAGAATGGGTATAACGTTTATTTGTTCGCACTTGAAAGTGGGACTGACGGCGATCCCGACCA